CTTTGGGGGGGCCTTCTCCCGGTGCCCCCCCCGAGATCGGGCTTTGCGGGCGGCGGCGGACGCCGCCCGCGCCGCATCACTCCACATCTCGTTGAGGGGTGTGCCTTGCTCGATATGGGCGAAGACCTCTGCGAGTTCCTGCTCCGCCATGGCTGGGCGCGTGGCGGCTTCCTTCAGGCGAGCAACCGCCCGATCCAATCCCGTCATGACATCCCCCTCACGTTGAAAAGGGAGGCTGGCCTGTTCTACCAGCCCAGCCTCCCCTTTTGCCACACCCCGAGGAGGGTGTCCTAGCTCGTCACGGACCCGTCGTTGCCCATGTACAGGAAGCGCGGCTCGATCCAGTCGCACTCGAACCGCTCCCGCGCCCGGAACGCGTACACTTCCATGCGGAAGCTGTCACCGCTCTGGGTCTGCTCCTGCGTGATCTCCATCGGATCGCGGCGCTGGAAGACCAGCCCGCGCTTCGGCTCGCCGATGGCCCACGCGTACTCCTTGATGAACGGCGAGGCGAAGACCGTGTAGCGGCCCTGCAACGGGTTCATCATGGCCGCTGTGGCCGAGGTCCCGGTGTTCGCCTGCGCCGGGGAGTTGACCAGCGTCCACGCGAGGAACTCTTCCTTCACGCTGACGATCAACTGGGTGGGCGTCACGAGGAACTTCCGGCCCATCGGGTCGGTCATGGTCCGCATCGCCACATGCGCGGCTTCCAGCGCCGCTGCCGACAGCAGCGTGTAGGTGGCCGGACGGTTGCCGATAGTGGTGCTGAACAGCGTGCCGCTGTTGTAGGTGGACGCCGGGACCGTCACGCCTTCGACCGTCTGGGCCAGCCCCATGAGGCGGCTCAGGACGTAGATCTCCTCGAAGATCTTGAAGCCCTCGCCGAGGTTCGCGGCGCGGGAGCGGACCTGCCCCGTCTGGTCGTCATCGAACAGTTCGCGCTCGAACGTCTCGATGAGGCCGTACTTGTAGTTCACCAGTTCCCGCTCGAAGCCCTTGAAGCTGGTGTCCTTGAACCGCTCACCCGCATCCACCTGCTCGGGCAGGTTCGGCCGGTAGAGGCCCCCGTAGACTTCGCTCCGGCGCTTGGAGTCGATCATCGCCACGAAGTTCGTGTAGATGACCGGCACGTTCTGGTACTGGTTGTTGGCGAACTCGTGGACCGCCGACTTCAGGAGGTAGCCGAACGTCGATTCGGCGTTGGCCTCGTGGAGGTCGGCGATGCGGCTCGCCACTTCGCGCAGGCGGCGAAAGGAGAGGTCGGCGGACATGAAGTCGATCTTGCCCGCTGTCTCCTGAAGCGCCTTGAGGAGTCTGGGTTTCATCTGAGTCCCTCTTCAGTTACAAACGCGGTGGGGAGGCAGCCGCCTCCCCACCAGAGTGAAGGCCCTAGCCAAGTGCCCGGTAGGCCTGCGGCACGCGGAGCCAGAACCGCACGAGATCCCCCAACACGACGGCCCGTCCGGCGCTTCCGGCCCACTTCGGGTCGATGATGCCCACGATGAAGCTGCCACTGTTGGTGACATGCTGGGCATCGGTGTTCCCGATGTAGACCGAGTCGAACGGCATACAGGTGTAGCCGCCGTCCGCGATCATCTCGACCAGCCCCGACTGCACCACGTTGAGGTGCTTCTGGCTGGAGTCGGCGAGGAACGACGGGCTGCCCGCCGTCTCGATGGGGTTGGACCCGTCGAAGACGCCGATGAAGGTCCCGCCGGAGGCCGCCGTCGCCACCGCCGCCACATCGGTGTGGGCGTTGTAGATGGCCATGTCACCCTGATAGATGACAGCGGCGTTGGCAATCGGCACCGGAATCCTCCAGTGCTCGATCTTGATGCGGTTCAGCTTCTCACGAGTGTACGCCATGGTTGCTTCTCCCCGATGCAGGCAACCGGGCCTGCAACAGTTGATTCACTCGGCCACTGGTCGGTCCCCAGCGGCCTGAGCCACCTCACTGGTGGCAACTACTTCTTCTTGATCGGAATGCCGACCTCGTCGAGCATCCCCGCGATGGCATCGCCGTCCTCGACGTCGGTGCCATAGCTCTCCCGCAGGCGGCTGCCTGCGCCCTCGACCTCGTCGAACTCCTCGCTGGAGCGACGGGCCTGCGATCCGTAGAGGGACTCGTAGAATCGCACTTCCTTCTGGATGGCCTCCGCGTTGGGCAGCCCCACGAGCTTGTCCACGAGGATGGCTCTCGACTCCACCGGAATCTTCGACTCCTTCAGGGCCTTGCGCGCGATGTCCGCCTTCTCGCGGACGCGCAGGGCCTCGGCCAGCCGGTTGTTCCGCTGCTCGAAGCGGGTGATCTTGTCGGTCAGGCGGGCGACCTCCTCGCGGAGTTCGTCGTTCTGGGCAGAGAGCACTGCAATGTCGGCTTCCTTGACCTTGCCGCCGCCCTTCCTGAAGGCCCCCTTCGTGCCCTTCTTGAAGGGCACGAACTTCTCGGCGACCTTGCCCTTCTTGGCGCAGGGGTCCGGCTCTTCGTCCCCGGCCTGCTCATCGGCTCCCTCGCCGTCAGCGGCGTCCTTGGCGAACTGCACGGCCTCTTCGAGGTCGTCGTCTTCGCCGTCACCTTCCTCGCCGTCTTCGCCTTCCTCGACCTCGTCACCCTCGGGAGTCTCCTCCTCGCCAGTCTCGTCGGTCTCGGTGGCGGGCTTACCCCTCTTGACCGGCTCGGTGACCTCTTCGAGCTTGGCAAGCTGGGCGGTGAGTGCCTTCACCTTCGCGGTGTCCCCGGCCTCGGCAGCCTCTTGCAGCGCCTTCAGGATTTCTTTCCTGTCCATGTTGTTGGTCCTCTCCTCTGCGAGCTTCGCGGTTTTGGCAGATTCGAGCAACTGCTGGAACCCGCCGCCTGCGCCTGCCTCCGTGACTACGTCGGCCGAGCGTAGATCTACGAACTTCTCCACCAAGTTGACTTCCACTTCCCCGTCATCCGACTCCTGCATCTTCATCTTGTGCGGGACCGTCTGACCCCGGCCATTGATGGAGATTCCGATCTTGTCGGACTGGCCGATGGAAACGAGTTCCTCGATCATGTCCGACAGCCACCGACTCGACTTAAGGATCCGCAGGTCCGCCGTGATCCGGCCCCCGCCATCCGCCTCCTTGAAGTCAGAGTTGGTGTAGATACCCACGAGATCCCGCACCGTCCGCTCCGGCTGGATCTCCTCATCAACCGACGTAGGGTGGTCAGCGTAGGCCTTGAGGCCCTCGAACATCCCCTGCGACACGGACTCCCGAAGGGTGGAGTCGGGGTAGAAGTTCTTGTCCCGGCGGTTCCCCAACCCGGACTTGATGATAGTGACACCCTTGAACGTGCGGCCCCCGGTCTCCTCGGGCACCCCCTTGAGGGCAGCCCCGGACTCCCGGAGGGACGTGAAATTACTGAAGGTGCGAGCCTTGATTGCCTTCCGGCCCATCACGATCTCCTGTTCACGGGAAACGGTTTACAAGCCTTCTACCAGTGCCTTAGTAGAAGTAAGTCACCCGGACGGTCGCCGAGGACCCCGTAGACCGGACCATCCGGAAGTTCCGGATATTGTTGGCCCCCACCACGTAGCGCATATCCGTGGCCACCAGCGCGTGCCCTTCCGAGGTCGTGGGGGCCACCCCATCGAGCCGGTAGCGCAGGGGCTGAGTCTCCACCGTAATCAGGACCATCTTCGCAGAGGGCCTGCCCGTCGGAGCGTAGGTCGCTACCGTGAACCCCACCGCCGTGTCCGCCACGGTGATGGCTTCGTACGCGAAGGCATCCCCGGCCATCGGCATGACGGAGGACACCTGTGCGGTGGCCGAGAGGCTCCCCAGCGCGAACAGGAAGGCCAGCAAGATGCGCTTCTTCATCACCGTCTCCTTATGCGAGCCTGAATCGTGCCGTCCATCGTCACGAACGGCAAATCCAACTCAACCTCTTCCGGCTTAAGGCCCTCCTTCTCACAGTACATCGTGAGGTGGGCAATCAAGGCCTCCAGAAACCCACTGACCGACTGGTTCCGATCAAGGAACTGCACCATCCGGGTATGCTCCCGGCTCAGGTGCTCGTACACCGTGCCTGCCATTGGCTCCTCCTACGTCTGTGTGAGCCGCCTCAGCTACTTCTTCCCCTTCGCCAAGTCCTGCCGGTAGACCCGCTCGGTCTCCGGCTTCCAATGCACGCCCTTCTTGCGCGGCTCGTGCTGCACCTTCACCCGTCCTGAGGCCACCTTCTTGGCCCGTCCGCCGGGCGTCCGAGCGCCCCCGCGATGCTCCCCCGTATAGGACCCGCTGTAGCCAATCGACGTGGTACAGACGGCGTAGGGGTCGTAGTCCGTGCCCCGCTTCGCGTTGCCCGCCCGCAGGTGCCCCAAGCAGCGGTGGAATTTCGGGGTGTGCCGTGACTCGGCCCCAATCTCGTGGAGGCTGGAGTTTACCGGCTCGGGGTCCCCTCCACTGTTGGGGGTGAGACGAGGCTCGTGGGGAAGAAGGGTAGATGATGTGTTCGCCACTTGAAATCTCCTGCCGCCTTAGAAAAGGCCGACGCCCAGCTACCCACATGCTGCCGGTGGCCCCACTTCTCCCACACCTGCTGGTACGCGGTCTGGCCCATCTCCGCTCGCAACTCGGGGGACTCTACCAGCGCCGAGAGCGCCTGATACCACTCCTCCTGCCGCCCGGCAAGGAACCCGGTCTTCCCATGCTGAATAGACCGCCCGTAGGGGTACACCTTGGACGCCACACACGGGATCTTCAGCGCCGAGTACTCCAGCCACTTCAGGTTGCTCTTGGCCCGGTTGAACCGGGAGTCGGTGACCGGCGCAATCCCGATGTCGAAGTTCAGGTAGCGCATCGTGACGGGGTAGACCTCGAACTCGACCCCCTTCGACCATTGGAACCGATCCTCCGGAATCACCCCTCTGACAGAAGATGGAATACAACCGAAAAACCGGATGAGTACCTCCGGCCGATCCTTCAGAATCTGAGCCAGCGCCGGGAGCACCTCCTTGAAATCCGTGTCGTGCGTGCGGCTCCCCTGCCAGCCAATCACCACGGCTCCACTGGTCTGGTAGGGACCCACCAGCTTCAACACCACCTCCCCCCAGACAGCGGGGTGTAAATGGTTGTGGCAGACGGTCGTGCGCTGCCCCGGGGTCCACTTCATCTCCTCTTCAATAGCCTGCGCGAGGGGCCGCGTCGAGACGATGACGTGATCCGTCTCCGTCAAGATGTAGCGGAAAACGCGCTTGGTCTCCTTGAATTCCCAAAAGGCATGTGCCGCGTTGTGTCGGGGAATGTTGAACAGGTCATCGTCGAGTTCCACAACCGTGGGGATGCCCCGTCGCACGCACTCCTGCATCCACGCCCCCATAGCCGACCGCCCCGGCCGCTGGAAGACCACCACATCCACCCCTTCAAGGTCAGGGAAGCCATGTGTGGCAGAGTACGTGCATAAGTCGTGCTGGAGAAACTCACTATGAGCCAGTCGGGCCTCCTCCAAGGCAAGCGCGGGGAGGTAGCACCGATAGGTGCCGCAGGCCATCTTGTCGCAGTTGAGCCAGAGAATGTTCATCGCTTCCCGATGGACTGGAGGAAATCGACCCAACTGACGGGGTTCGCTTGGAAGTTCACCATCGGCCGGTGAGGGTCCAAGGTGATGGGCACTTTCCAGCACCGGCAGTTATGAGTTACTATGCCGTTGCTGGAATACCACCCCTGCTCCGTCTGGAGGTTGTAGACATGGCATACCGCAAAGTGCTGCTCGACATGCGTGATGTGGTCCGCCGTTATAAGACCGGGGTATCGGTCCTCCAACTGGCGGCTGACCTCGGGGTTCATCGGGAGACGCTCACGACCAGACTCAGGAAGCTCGGTGTGATGCGAACCCAGTCTGAGCAGGAAGCGGCCAAATGGGTTACGATGACGCCCCTCCAACGAAGGCACCAAGTGGCCAACGCCCACGCCGCCATGCGCGGCACCACTCGGGGTGAGCAGGAGCTTGCGAGACGCCAGCAGGCCAAGGCTGGGGACGTACGCTTTGCCAGCCCAACAGAGCGTTTTCTGGCGCAGCTTCTTCAGGAGCGTGGAGAAGCCGTTGCCATTCAGGTCCCCGTAGGTCGCTACCTGTGTGATCTCACCCTTGGTCCCGTCGCCGTGGAAGTGTTCGGGGGCCTGTTCCACTTCTTCGGCCGCCACGCCCAGCGTGCGCGACACCGCTACGAATACCTCCGAGACCAAGGCTGGCATCTCTACATCGTGGTGGTGACCGGAAAGGCGCACCCGCTGCTCCCCGCCACAGCAGATGACTTGATCACCTTCGCGCAACGCGCCCGCCGGTTGCCACCCACTCGGCGTGAGTACCGGGTGGTTTGGGGTGACGGAGAGTTGCTGGCCTCCGGCAGTCTTCACCGTGACTACGAGGCCCTTGTAGAGACGCTTCGTCGCACCCCGCACCGCCGCGTGCCCCACACGGGTGTCTCCTAGCACACAGTTCGGGTGCGTGTGAACACGCGGAATCTCCATCGTAATTGACAAGTGCTTCACGTAGCAGACAGCACAGACTAGCTCATCTTCCTTCGTGAGCCAAACTTCACTGATGGGGTACCACTGCTTGATGTCCACGGGCCGGTCAGCCCCGTACATGAAGCCGTTGTTCGCTTGCCGGATGGCTTGGGCGGTCCCGTACATGAAGCCCCCGTGGTACTCATCCTCCCCCAGCGCCGCGAGTCTGCCCCCCAGCGTCCCCGTGATCCCCGACACCCCCTGCACCGTTTGGTCGAGGGTGAGGCCCCCCAGCGCCGAGGCCAACAGCCACTGTCGGAGGCGCGGCTTGGCGTCCTTCCCCCAGCGATCCGCCCGGTCCTTGTAGGGGACCCCCTCGTAGCCCATGAGGCCAAGGTCGTTGAGCACGACCTCATCGTCCGGGAGCATCCCGAGGACCGCCAGCGCCTGTGCGTGGGACATCCCCTGCCCTGTCAGTTCCCAGAGCGAGGTGAGGTAGCCCTCCTCAAAGGCCTCGGGGAGTTCCCCATCCATGGTGGCGGCCCACTCCTCCACCCCCGCGTCGATGGCCTCATCGTACGTGTCGGCCAACATCGAGGTGGTGTTCTGCTGGAGGGCCTTCACGCCATCCCAGATGGAGACCTTCTGCTCATTCGTGTTCTTGGCAAAGAGGCGCAGGAACTCCTTCTCCAGCCGCTCCTGCGCCGTCTCAAAGAGGTCGGCGAAGTAGGTCTTGATGTCACTGGTCAGGCTGGCCTCGGCCTGCTCCAGCGCCCGGATGCGCTCCATCAGGGACTTCGGAATGTCGATGTAGGCCATGGCTACTCAGCCTGCGACTTTGCCGCCTGCTCCAACATCTGCACCTTGCGGGCCTTGGCCTTCTCCCGGCGCACGGTGAGGCTCTTCTCCCGAGCCATTTCATTCCACCCACGCTTGAGCGCATCCCCCCGGTTAGCGTGCAGGAGCGGCGTGCCGGATGTCCGATTGTTCTTGATGGCAGCCTTCTCCCCACCCCGCGTGAAGCCGGGGCGGTTGAGCGTAGCCTTTGTGTCAGAGAGTGCCCGGCCACCCCCGTCCGCCCGGAACCCCATCTGGGCGGAGGTCTGGGTCACCTTGGCATCCCCCGGCGCGTCCGCCCCGGGGGCCTTGCCCGGCACCAGCCCCGCCCCCATGCCCGGCTGCTCCGCTGGGGTCGCCTGAATCTTGGGAAGCTGCTGGAGGCCCTGTGCGATAACCGGCTCCTCCCCGCGCTCCGTCTTGATGCCCTTGCGCTCGTTGTCGTAGTCGTAGGTCGTGATCTCCAGTTCGCGTGCGCCCATCGTGGCGGCCCGCTGCTTGGTGATCCAGTCCATGGCCTCCATGAAGGCGAGGTCCTTGAGCTTCCCGCTCCGGTCTTCCTGCGCGATGCTGGGGAAGGTGAACTCCAGCGGCGTCTTCGGCCGCGCCATCCGCTTCCCGGCCCACACCCGCTGGGACGCATCGAGCAGCATCTCCTCGACGATCTCCCGGTACTCCTCGAAGTTCTTGACGTCCGGCTCCGTCGAGATGAGCGCCGAAGCGCGGTTGGCCTGCGCCGAGACACCGAGGAACTGCTCAGAGACCCCCGCCCCGATGGCGATGATCTTCAAGATCATCTCCGCGTCGGTCTGGGCATCCCCCGCGTTGGCGTTGGCATTCTTGAACTCAATCGCGATGGCCTTGTTGTGGATAGTGACCGCCCCAGGTCCGGGGGGCGTGCTGAACTGGGCCTCCGCTGCGGTGAGATCGGTATCCGTGCCATCCACCTGCACGTCGAGGGCGAACATCGACTTCATCTTGTTGATCAAGACCCGGTCGTTCGCGAACTCCTTGAACCGCTGGAGCCACCCGAGGATCGCGTAGAGTTCCGAGCGGCCCCGCTTTTCGCTGCTCGTTTTGTTGATCGCAAAGTGGTCGATCTCGCTCGCCGGGATCTGCCGGATGATCATGGTCGAGGGGGCCGAGAACGCAGAGGTGGGAGCCACGATGTTCGTGGTATTCAGCACCACGTACTGCTGGTGGTAGTACTGCACATCCTCCACATCATCCGGGTTCGTCACGATGTCCCAGATGGTCATGGGGTCGATGCTTCGGATCACCAGCCCCTGCCGGGTCTGGAAGTAGCGGAGGAACACCTCCCCAAACATCACCAGTTCCCGGAGGACCGTCTTCATCCGCAGGCGCATCTTGTTGCGGAGCCAGAAGTCATCCCAGACTTCCTGATAGTCCTCCATGGGGATGCGCCCCACCGCCCCCCGGCCCAGCACGAACTGGGGGATGATGCGGCAGTTGTGAACAAACACCCCTTGGCCCACCGCGAAGTTCTCGAAGTCCGGCACCGTCATGTCGTACACCGGCTCGGCTACACCGGCCCGCACCGCCACAACCCGATGGTTCTTTGGAAGGAACCTACCTGTGCTGGGGTCCGTTGCCAACTTCGGGCGGTTGGCCATCCCCACTGCGTAGTTGAGCCGCACCTCGGGCTTGGCCCACGCCTCCTTTGCTCGCCGAGACAGCCTCTCCGAGTTCGCTGCTTCCTTGAACTTCTGCTGTTGCCTCGCACGCCACTGGGGGTCCCGCCACAGCTTGCGAACCGTCTCTCCAAAAGCCTTTGATTGAGGAAGCTGCCGCTTGATCTCCCTGTTACGCTCCCGCCGGGATGTTGCTGTAACGTGCTCCACCTGCGACAGCACCTCGATGTTCTCCGGGCGGTTATCCTTGGACACATCATTGACGTGGTGGACATGGACATCAGGGTTCGCTGGCCGGTCAAGTTGAAGGCCCCGGAGAGTACGAGCAACGAGGCGGTGTGTGAACTCCCACAACCCGAGGTCGGGGTGCCACACCTGCTCGTAGAAGAAGGGCTTCCTCGCCGATCCATTCTTCCGATATAGCGGCATAAGGCTGTCACCAGCCTGAAGCTCTCCAGCATCACGGTACGAACCATCACGCAGCATGAAGGGGTGATCCGCCGTAGCCCTGATCACCTCACCGTTGTCAAGCTCTACCTCCAGAACAGGGCGGTACCCAGTCAGCGAAATCTGCGAGACCCTCGCAGGAACTACCTGCCCATCGTGGCAAGCGTACACCCACACCTCTTGATCCCCTCGTGAGGCCAACTCCCGAAGGGTGGGTGAGGTGCCATCGAGTAGAGGAATGGGCGTGTCCCCAGACAAGCAGATGCGCTTGCCAATCGGGTTGCGCGTGGCCGCCTCCCACGCCTTGCGGTGCATGTCGAGGTAGTCCGCCCACAACATCTGCTTCGAGTAGGGACTCGCGACCGAGGGGAGCACCACGTCGTTGATCGGGAAGGTCCGGTAGCCCCCGCTGGCCTGCGACGTCTCGTCATCGTAGACGCCGAGGTTGAACGTCGATCCCTCCGCCAGCTTCTTGATCTCGGCCCCGATGCCCTGCACCTCGACCGCCCGCTCGGAGAGGTCTTTCAACTGCCGGTCGTTAAACGCACTCCGGACGCGCTTCCGCACGGTCGGAGACGCCATCATCTCCCGAAGGTTCCGGTAGTGCTTGATGATTGGCTCCCCGTGCGCGTAGCCCTCGATCACCTTGGCGTCCACGTTCACGACCCGTGTCTCGATCACCCCCGAGAACTGGTTGTAGACCGCGTCGTAGTCCGTGGCGGGGATCTTGCGGACCCGGAGGGGCTGTTCCGGAGTGTCGTCCACATCGCTCTCCGCCCGCGCTGGCCGGTTGTTGGGGTTCGTGATCATAGCGTCCTCTCATCTCCGTAGCGCGGCTGCTTCTGGGGGATCACCATCAGGCGGCCCGACATCGGCAGGGGATTGTCCAGTTCGTAGTTCACCGCCGACCACACCGAGCACGCGACGGCATCCGCCACGTCCTTGGAGCCGGGGGACCCCCGCCGGGTCTTGCGCGGGTGGTCGTACTTCCGGCCGCCGACGTTCCGCAGTTCCTCCATCTCTTCGATGAAGACCCGGTGCGGGTAGTAGTCGAGGGCGTAGGTGAGGATGAATTCAATCAGGGTGTCGTAGGGATCCGGCTTCTTGTCCGCTGAGACTTCCTCGGTGTGGTAGCCCTTCTCGCGCAAGATCTGCATGGTCTCCGCCGACTGGAAGGAGTCGTACGAGACCAACTCCAAGTAAAGGCCCCGGTCCTTCAAGGGGTAGATGAACCGCTCGCGGAGCAGAGCGTAGTCAATGTCTTTCCCGGCTGAAGCCACCACGCGGTGCATGAAGTCCACGACCATCTTCCGGGTGCGGGGGTCCCGGTGCGCGATGGCCACCCCCGTGGCGTCCTTACTCTTGCTGAGGTCAAAGTGCATGAAGTAGCGGCAGCCCGGGATGCCCCGGAACCATGACTTGTACGTGTCCCGGACCTCATCCCACGGGTCCTCGCGGGAGACATTGGCGTTGGCGAGAATGGCGGCCGTGTTCTTGATGGCCGCCTCGAACTTCATGGAGACGATGGAGCCGTAGTTCCGCCACGCCTTGACCGGGTTGCGCCGGAATTCATCGCGGAGGGAATCGAAGGTGACCTTCGGGTTGAGTTCCCACGTCGCAGCGGTGACCGCCACCTCAGCCCCGTCCTTGCTTCGCCAGATTTCCACAGGTCAGCCTTTGTATAGGCGGGTCATGCCTACACAGACTACAACGCTTGTACAACTTTGTGGAAGGAAAACGCCGGGGAGGGGTGGAGGTGGATGGTGGTGGCCCCTCCCCGGCAAACGGCTTATGCAGCCGTCAACGTCCGCAGAATATCACGTCTTCTTGAAGAACTTCTCGATCTCCGTCTCGACCGACGTGCTCTCATCTCCTACCAGCGAGGGCTTGTCCTCATCCGGGTGCGGTGGCAGGGTGATGCTGGGACCCTTGAGCGTGAAGCCCTTCCGGCGGGCAATGTGGGAGCGTTTGTGCAGGAGCTTGACTTGGTCCTCAGAGAGGCCGGACTCGGCAGCGGCCTTCTTCCACGCCTGCTCCCCCTCCGTCTCGAAGACCGTCAGGGCCAGCGACTCCGGCCGGGAGAGCGTGATGCTGCCCCCACCGCCCGCCGTCTGGGGCTTGCCCGGCTGGCCCCCCTTGCCCGGTGCGCCCGGCTTCCCTACCTGCCCCTGCCAGCCCCCGCTGGCCTCCGGCTGCCCCGCTGAATTCGGTGTCACTACGTCTGGCATGTTCGTCTCCTACTCCCTACAGGTCCTTGAGCCACTTGAAGCCGGGCTTCCGCACGTTCAGTGTGTAAGCTGGCTTCCGCTTGAAGTCGCGCACCGAGATCTTATGGGCGCGAAGGAACTCTCGCAACTCCTCGACGTCGTTGGCCGGGATGTCCCACGTCTGTTTGGTCCAGTCCGCGTCTTCGAGGTTCACGTCCACGTCGATGATCACGAGCCACCTCCCGCTGCATTGTGGAACTGCCGCGTGTAGTCCTCCCAGTAAGTGTGGGGGCCAGTGATGTCATCCGTGTTGGCCACGTACGCCCCGGGGAGTTTGCCCCCCAGCAAGACCACCTCCTGCTCGTTCAGGCACCCCCACCCCGACCGGCACGTCCCGAGGATCCGGCTCGCAGGCACCCGCATGAGCATCACCATCTTCCCAAACCCCTTCGCGGTAAAAAACGACGTAGAGAACGAAGAGGCGGGCTGAAGGTTCAGGTCGGCGAACATACCGGCTCCGTGTTCCGTGTCCAAGGACTCAAGGTGGCTCAGCCCAGACCCCGAGCGCCCCTTGACCCCTCGGAACACCACCAACTCGGTGATGTTCCGGGCCTTCAGGTCTGCTTGCGTGTTCTCGTACATGGCCCGAGCGAAGTGCTGAAGGAGCGGGCCGTGCTTGGCCATGATCCCCTCCACCTCGCGCACGAACGGATCCGCCTCCATCCCTTCCTGCGAGACGCGCCGGAAGAACTCCCCCGTGTAGGAGGTGTCCAGCCCGAACTCCAACGCCGCCGCCAACTGGAGGGCCACCGGGAGCTTCGCGGCATCCCCACTGGTGCTGGCCCACGAACTGACGAGGAAGGCAGCGGCTGACGCGGCGTCCGGGTTGATACTGCCGCTGGCGCGGCCGGGGGTCCAGTTGTCAGGGTCGATGCCGTACTTATCTTGGTACCATGACTCAAATGAGCCGATGCCGATGTCGTCTACCTCGATCTCTTCGAGGTTGTATCCAAGAGCCTCCCCCGCGTTCTTCTTGTCATCCCATTCCATGTCGTCGAAGTTCTGCTCGTAGTCCGTCCCCTTCAGCGTGTCCGCGACGATGTCGGCAGGCACCGTGTAGGCAGACCGAGTTTTCCAGTCCGCCGAGGCCTGCATTCTGTGGTACTCCGCGAGGTCGTCACCGTCATCCCGGCGCTCCGGTGGCATGTAGTGGCTCAGGAACTCCGCATTCTCTCCGTCCTGCTCCCACTGGGCGATGATCTCTTCCCGGGAGAACTTCTGCATCTCCGACGGACCCACCGGCCCCCCCTCAAAGGGGAGAGACCCCACCATGGTGATGTCCCCAAGCGCGTTTGGCTCCCGGGTCTCCCACGCCGCCAACGCCTCCTCGTACAACGCCAGCCGCTCATCCGAGACGGCATCCTGCTTGTTCGTGTACTGGCGCTTCACGTCATCAAGGGCCTGTGACTCCGCCTCCTCCCGCGCTTTGTTGTACGCCTCTTCGTATTCCGAGTCGTAGTCATCCTTGACGTCGTCCGGATCTGGCGCACCCGCCCCTGCACCCTCATCGTCCCCGTCCGCATACGCCTTGAACTGGCCCCGGTACTCGTGAACGAACGCGGCCAGCCCGGAGTCATCCTTGATGCGCTCTCCGAGTTCCTCCGCGATGCGGGCCTTCTCCTCCCCCCGCGTGCCGCCATCCGTGGCGTCGTTGAGGTCCCCGAGGAGTTGCACTTGGGAGGCGTCCGCCATGAGGTGGGTGATGATGCGGTCGTCAGGCGGCTTCGACGTCCCCCCCACCGGGGTGAGCCGTTCGGGAGCACTGATGTTCCCGCACCGTCCCTTCACGGCAAACTGGCCCCCCGTCGGCGACCCCCCGGGTTCGTGGCAGACGTTCTCCTCCTTGAGGGGCGTGGAGCCGAGCGAGTTGGGGATGGTGAAGATCACGCCTTCGCCTTTCGACGACTGCGGCGGAGGTGCGGCGTCCACCGAGGCCCCGTACGCACACGGCTGCCCCCCGTGAAGTAGAACCCCCCAGCCACAGGGACATCCCCGTGAATCTCGATCTCCTGCTGGAACTCATCCGCCCCAGCGTTGATCACCACCCGCTTCGCCTGTGTCCGGAGCGCCCGTTGGGGAAGCGCAAGGATCGCCACCGTGCCCGCCTTCGCCAAGGCCTCAAAGTTCGTGAAGAGGATCGGGTCGTGCCCTACTTTCAGGGACCCCCGCCGGTTGACGTACTGGTTGAAGGCGTCCTTCGCCACCGACTGGCGGTGCGCGTACTGGGCAGCCGCCTCTCCTTCAGGACTCAGGCCCGCCCCTACCGTCGCAGAGAACGCATCCGTCATGCTGAAGTTGTACCACTTGACCGTCTCACCCACCGCCTTCAGCAGAGAGCGAGTCGTTTCAGGGCCGAACGTCGCGCCCTCCGTCTTGGCCCAGTCGGTCAGCACCGCCTTCAGGTCCTCACCCTTCGCCACCCGCTGGGCATGGGCCATGACCGTGAAGATGTTTCGGGCGTCCTCCGCATTCGTCGTGAAGCTCACCGCCGGGTATTGCCCACCCCCCAGCCCGGGGCTGGTGGTAGACCGCTTCGCCGTCAACGCTCCCGTCGCCAGCACCCCTTCAAGGTTCGTGGTGACGTGGTAGAGCATCCGACCGGGCAGGGCCTCAAGTTCATCGGGGGAGAGTGGCTTGCCCCGGAGCAGGCTGGCCGGAAGGCTGTCCCGCACGAGGAACCCATTCTTGTCGTAGGACGTGGTTTGCCCCTCCGTGGGGAACCAGTCGGAGTTGGTGCGGTTGCGCCCCAGCACGTAGTAGTGGTGGTTCACCTTGCCCCAGTCACTCCGCTTCTCGTGCTTCACCTCACCCGGCGTGATGTAGGCCGCGCAGGCATCCTTAGTACCGAACTGACCGCCCGACGGGTTGCCCCCCGGGCGGTGGCAGCGGTTGAACTCTACCAGCGGTGCCGCGCCGAGCGAGTTGGGGATGGTGAAGATCATCAGACGCCCACGGGACGCACATCGAGACCTCGGCCATCTGCCTCAGCAGAGACCAGTGCCGCCGTCGCTCGATACCCCGCAGCCTTGAGCCGAATCTCCCCGGACCAGCCCGTCTTGCCCGTCGGGTACGTCACGAACTTCAGCGGCCGGACCCAGACGGCCCGCACCCCGGGATACTGCCGGGCGATGAAGGCGGCCATGCGGCTCTTGACGAAGCGGGCCTCAGCCTTGGGGGGATTCGCCACCGGCACCCGGGCAGGGGGACGTTCCCGCACGCTGGCCGCCCACGGGTCCGCAAACGACGTGCTCCCGCCGGGGCCAGACCCCGTACACGGATGCCCCCGCCCCTTCCCATGGCAGCGGTTCACCTCAGAGACAGCGGCTTCTCGCTGGCCCTTCTTCCCCTTCCGCATCCGGCGCATCGTGATGCCGCGCAGCGTCAGAGCCAGCCGCGCCCGCCTGCCGAGCGTGCCCTTGGCCTTCGCCGCTGCCGTGATCATGCCGAGGGGGATCTTCTTCCCCTGCGGCACCCCAAGGTCGGCGTGGAGCGCCCCGGGGTGCTTGATGGCCTTCTGGATCCAGCCCCCCTCCTTGGCCGGATCCCCATTGGGAACCGTGAACTCAGGCATCACCTGCCGTCCGTTTCTTCTTCAGGAAGAGCACCGCCGTCTGCTCCCCCTCCTCAGGGAGGGGCACACCCTCAGGCAGGTCTGCCTCCTCGCCCGCGTCCTCCGCGTCGGCCGCGACTACCTCGGCCATCAGGTCGTCGAGTTCGTCATCACTGATGTCAGCCATTGCCACTCACCACTGTCCCATAGTTGGTCTTGTCGAGCACCTCCACCGAGACCGCCCGCTTCTGCATCTGGTGGGTGCGCCCGTGTTTTTCAAGGAGGCTGGACACGCGATCCGCGAGGCGACGGAAGTCACTGGGTGACTTGATTCGTTCAGTCGGCCACTCCGGGACAAAGCCCATGCGGAGCACGGACTTCCCGCCCAGCTTGAACCATGTCCAGCCCCCAAACCCCGTCTGGCCCAGCAGCCGGTTCATCGCCTTGATGAACCTGCCGCCCACCGGACGGTCGAACACCACATCGTGGAGCGGCTGGTCCCCGCCAGCCTTGAAGATGAACACGCTCTCCTGCCCGTACTTCTTCCCCATCCGGGCCATGAGCTTCCGGGCCGCGCCGTTGCCCTCGTAATAGACCGACCACGACGGCTCCGTGTTCCCCTTGTAGGCCCCCAGTGCCGGGACCACCTTGACGTTGATCACCGTGGGGATCGCGTGGAGGCGGGCCTCCAGATCCGGCATCTCCGAGAAGACCTCCCGGTTGCTGCGGCCGGGCGTGTAGGACGTGATGCCCACCACCGTGGGCTGGTAGGCCTTGGGCCGCTGGATGGCTGCGAGGTGCTGGGGAGACCCGGGCGCACCCCCGGGAGAGGCACAGAACCGGCCACCAATACGGCTGCCACCGGGGTTGTGGCAGTCGTTGGATTCGCGAGTCCGCTTGGCTCGTGCCGCATCCCGAATCAGCCTAGCTACCGCTGCCATCTTCGACGGGTTTCCAAACTTCGCGGCGGCTGCGGCGATCGTGCGCTCACTCAGCGAGTCCCGATGCACCAGCAACTCGGACTCCTGGAAGTGCGCGTGGGGTCCGTTGACTACGGCCATGTCGGCAAGCACAGCCGATCCAGGGATGACCCACGACTGCACCACTCCACGACCCGCCACGGTATCGGCATGCGTCTGCGCCGTAGAGCGGTTCGTCGTGACAGGGACTATCTCGCCGCGCACAGGACCGCCGCGGTACACCGTCACCTCCTGGACTGACCCCCACTTGGCCCGCGTCGCGGCGCGAACGGCATCGCGCGCGGCGTCGGCCTGCGCCTTGGTGACCGTACTGAGGCCCAGTTCCTCCGCGATGCCCGCCTCTCGGTCGGGGTTGGCAGTCTCAAACAGCAACGCGGTTGTTTCCGACCCGGTATCCTGTCTACGAATGGCCCTGGCTATCGGGTTCGCGTCTATGCTGGCTCCGCGCTGAGACTGCCCTTGCGGGCGGGGCTGTCCACGATGCGCCTCGTTCCACGGTCCCCAGTTGTGACCAAGCGACACGACGTCGAATACCGAGTCGAGATCCGCATCAGACAACGACGCTGGGTCGCCAAACCGCTCGATCTGCCTGCGCGGGCCGCCGAGGGTGCGCATCTTCTCCGCAGCATCGACCGCTTTCTGCTCGCGGTCCTTGAAGTAATCAATCTCATCCTGTGCCTGAGAAACGGATGTCACTCGCGTGTCCGCCTCCCAGTCCCGACCCCAGTTGACGTCCCTGGGGTTCTTGGCCTTGATAGCCGTCAGCTTGTCTTCCTTATCTCTCCAAGTCCTGCCGTGCTCCCATGCAGTGCGGCGCGCTCGCTCAATAGACCCCGATTCCCCGCGTGGTGGTGGAGCCGGAGACCAGGAATAACCCCCCTGACTCCCCGGCACATGCCCGTTCTCTGCTGCACCGCCCTGCGACCCAGGCACGTGCCGCTTCGCCTTGCGCTCCGCGTTGAACTTCTCCCAAGA